ACGAAGTCTTGCTCTGGCCGAAGGGTCACTTGAACGAAGCCCTTGCCCGTCGCACGGCGTTCATCTGGCAGGGCAAGTCGCTGCTCGTCTCGCAAGGTGGCGTCGAAGGCGACGATATCACCGACCTGTGGAACCAGTCCGACCGCCGGGAGTGGACGTTCAAGTGTACGCAATGCGGTACGCGCCAAGCCTGGGAGTGGGAGCAGTTGATCTACCCCGAAGACGCCAAGGAGCCGAACGGCTGGAACTTGGACAAGGTCAAGGCCGGTTGCACCTACGAGTGCAAGTCCTGCAAGCACCGCTACCGTGACTCGTTTGAAGTCCGTGCCGAGCTGAACCTGACCGGCGAGTACATCCCCATGAACCAAAACGCCCCGAAGGGCGTCGTCGGATTCCATTGGAATTCGCTCTGCGCTCAATGGGGCTTGGACTGGGGGAAGCTCGCAGAGATGGCCATCCGTGCGAAGCAGGCTTTCGAGGAACACGGTGACGAGGTTTCGCGCCGGGAGTTCAAGCAAAAGCGTCTCGCCCTCAGTTGGGCGGACGACCCGGACGACGGCGGAGGCGAAGTCATGCCGCAGGGATACAAGATGCTCGATCTGTGGGAACAAGAGGGCTACATGGTCGACGGCAAACTCGCCGAACCTCCCTTCAGGGACGAGTACAAGAAGGCCAAGCAGTTCGCCAAACTCCGTTTCATGGCGGTCGACGTGCAGCGTAAGGGCTTCTACTGGGTCGTCCGTGGCTGGGCTATCGACGGCAAGTCCCGCATGGTGCAATGGGGCTACTGCGACACCGAAGAGCAGTTGCGCGAAGCCCAGAAGAAACTGGAGGTGCTGGACTCCTTCGTGTTCGTCGATTCGGGCGACGGCCCGAACACCGACACCGTCTACCGTATGTGCGCGAAGTTCGCCTGGAACGCCACCAAGGGGTCCGGCCAGAACGAGTTCCCGTGGCGTATCCAGACGCCCTACGGCATCAAGGTGGCCTATCGCCCCTACGCCCGTGCCAAAGTAATCCAAGTCGGCCAGACGTCCTGCAAACTGTACCTGTTCTCCAACCTGTATTTCAAGGACTCCATGACCCGCCTCCGCCGCGCAGGCCACCACACCTACCCCGAGGACGCCGGCGAGGAGTACCGCAAGCAGATGCAGTCCGAGCATCGCACCCGCCAAGCCAACGGCCAAGCCGTCTGGCTGCCCATTGGAGACCGTGCGAACCACCTATGGGACGCCGAGGTCATCGGGATGCTCCCCGCCCTCATGGCCAAGCTCATCGGCCGTGGCAAGAACCGCAACGGCAAACCCGAGGACCGAAAGCCTGACGAGAAGGCCGAGGAAGAAACCGCTTGACGACCTCCGCCTGGTCGGCACATTCAACTCAAGTCGTCCTGCCCTTCAGGAAAAAACCACGGGTGGCTCTTGTGGATCGTTGCATGGGGGGGCAGGACGGCCCTTTTACACAGGGCTAAACGCAAATGGCGCGTCCCCAAGGTATCTTCCTTATTTTCGATATTTGCGACATCCTTGAGATTGTCGCCAAGGCGAAAGAACTCCTCAAGCAGGGGAAGACCATGATGGAGTACTCCGACTCCGGCACCAGCGTCGTAAAATCGTTCCCCATGGACATCTCGACCGTCCTTGTGGAGGCCCGTTACGCCCTGATGGTCAAAGACCCCCAGACCTACGGTGCCGTCGACCGTGTCCGGGTGATCAATATGCTTAACAACTTCCGAGGACTCTGATGCGACCCAAAAAGACCAAGAAGCCTGCGGTTCCGCAGGTGAAAGCCCCTAAACTGCCGAAGGGAGCCGCTTCGCCGGTTCCGCTGAAGCAGGCGTCTGGCGGCGGGTCTGGTCCGGGCATCTTCTCCAATTTCGAGTCCGCCAAGTTCAGCAACAAGCGTTCTTGGATTTGGTCTTCGTGGCCGCAGGACTTCAAGAAGACCATGACGGTCTTCGACCGCATGGAGACCACGCGCAAGATGCGCTGGTTGGAACTCAATGCGGGTCTGATCCGTCAGGTGCTGTCCGACATGGCCCTCTACACCGTCGGCTCGGGCATCAAGGCCCAGGCTCAGTCGGGCGACGAGATGTGGGACGACGCAGCCGAGGCGTATTTCAAGCAATGGGGTCAACGCGCCTGCGACATCACCGGCCGTTATTCTTTCTTTGAACTTCAGCACATCTGCTGCCGCCTGATGGATCGTGACGGCGAGTGCTTCATCATCAAGACCCGTGGCCCTGGCGGTGAACCCCGCCTTCAGGTCATCGAAAGCCACCGGGTCGGTAACTCGTCGAACAACGAAGTCCCGCCCGGGATGGTCGACGGTATCCTCTTTGGACCGTATGGTCAGCCGATTTCATATAACGTCATTCGGTCGGATGGGTCTTCCCGTCTCGTCCCGGCCAATGCGGTCCTCCACTTGTACGAACCCGAGCTGGCTTCGGGTGCGCGAGCCTACAGCCCCCTCCAGCACTCGATCAATAATCTGGTCGATATGTTGGAAATCCTATCCCTCGAAAAGCTCGCCGTGAAGACGGCGTCGGACATCACCCGCACGATCACCCGTGAGAACCCGAACTTCGACGGTAGCCAGTCCGATTTCGAGGCGTTCGGTATGCGTCCTCAGGATTACGGCGACGGCATGACCGACCCGAGCGAGGCTTCGACCTTCCTCGGTGGAAAGGTGCTGGCTCTGGCCCCCGGCGAACGCCTGGAGTCCTTTGAGTCCAACCGCCCGAACAAGACCTTTGACGGTTTCATCGAACACCTTGAGCGTGACTCGCTGGCGGGTATGCTCCCGTACGAATTCACGGCGAACCCGACCAAGGCAGGCGGCGCGGTCATGCGTTTCGTGGTGGCCAAGGCTGACCGCAAGTTCTCCCATCGCCAGCAGGTGATGGTGCAGCGTTTCCTTACCCCCGTCTGGGGCTACGTCATCGGCTGTGCGATCAAGGACGGATTCCTCCGTCCCACCGAAGCCTGGACGAACGTGTCGTGGACGACCCCCCGCAAGGTCACCGTCGACGCCGGCCGTGACGCCCAGCAGAACCGTCAGGACATCGAGTCTGGCCTCAAGACGCTTACCCAGAACTATCTGGAAGAGGGCGAAGACCCGAAGGAACAGATGCGAGCCAACGCAGCCGAGAAGCGTTACCTCCTCGACCTGTCCAAGGAGTTCGACGTCCCGCTGTCGATGCTCTACAAACCCCAGAACGTCGCCCCCGCCGACATCAACGCCTCCGTCGGCGAAGAGCAGAAGCAGACGTTCATGGACGACGGCGAAAAGGTCGTGGTCGATGACGTCGACCCGGACGACGAAGAAACTTCCAAAGAATAACCAATGTATTCCCTTTCCAACGCTTTCAAGACCTACGCGCCAATCCTCATCGAGCCGGCGAAGGCCAAGGCTTACCTCGACAAGGTGGCCGAAATCTCCCCCGCCGACCTGAAGGCGAACGGCGACATCGAGGACATGATGGAGATGCTCTTCGGCCCCCGCCCGATGCTGGTCAAGTCGGGCGACTTGGCAATCATCCCGGTCAAGGGCGTCATCGGCTCTGGCCTCACCGAGCTGGAAAAAATGATGGGTGCTACCGACGTCGAGGACGTCGAGGAAATGCTTGAGGAAGCCCACCGTGACCCCGAGGTCGAGGTGATCATCTTCGACTTCGACTCGCCTGGAGGCACCGTCACCGGCGTCCCTGAACTCGCCGCCCGTATCCGCGCCTGCGAAAAGCGGACCGTCGGCTGGACCTGCAAGCAGTCCTGCTCGGCATCCATGTGGCTTATGAGCCAATGCGACGAAGTCTACGTCAGCCCGTCCTCCGTGGTCGGCTCCATCGGCGTCTACATCCCGATTTACGACATGAAGGCGGCTTACGCCGAGGAAGGCATCTCGGTCGACCTCATCAAGGCTGGTTGGGCTAAGGGTGCTGGCTTCGCCGGCACGTCGATGACCCCCGAGCAGCGTAAACTCTTCCAAGACGACGTCGACGAGACCCACGCCTGGTTCATCAGCGACGTCAAGGCCGTCCGCTCCTACGCCGACGAAGCCGATATGCAGGGTCAATGCTGGTCTGGTAAGAAAGCCGCCGAGAAGGGTCTTATCTCCGGGCTACTGAACACCTTTGACGACCTCCTGATGGCCATCTCCCCCGAGGAGTACGCCAAGTACGAACGCGCGGAGAAGCAGGTGCCGTCGACCGGCCCCGCCGGCTACGCCCAGGCGGCTGACGTCTCGCCCGAGCAGGGTGACGACGAAGACGGCGTCGCGCCGATCTCGGACGACAAGAAGAAGAAAAAGAAGAAAAAGAAAAAAGAAGACGGTTCGGAGTCCGATGAGGACGAAGAAGAACCCGAAATCCCCGACGACGGATGCCCCCCCGTCGACACCGACTGTAAGCCCAAGGCTTGACACTTGGCTAAAACCAACATGACGCTCGAAGAACGCCTGAACTCGCTGAAAGAAGCCTTCACCGGCAAGACCGCCGAGGTCGAAGCCAAGGCCAGCGAAGTCGCCTCCCTGTCCGCCAAGGTCGAAGAAATGACCGCTGCGATGTCCGCCAAGGACGCTTCGCTCGCCGAGTTCTCCGCCAAGGTCGCTGACCTGTCCGCCAAGCTCGCCGCCGCCGATGAACTTCGCGCCAAGGCCGAAGCCCAGGCCAAGGAGATCGCCTCCTCGCAGGAAACCGCCGGCAAGAAGGCCGCTGCCATCGCCGCTTCCGTCGGCGTGACGCCCGTCGAGGTCACCCCCGCCGAAGCCGCTGTCGCCTCCAAGAGCGACGAGGACATCACTCAGGAATGGGTGGCCCTCAAGCAGAAGGACGGCAAGGCCGCTTCCGAATTCTACAGCAAGAACCGTGTGGCGATCCTTCGCTCCGCCGGCCTTCGCTAATCCTTTTCAACCCCCCACTAATACACCACTATGTCTAACAGCATTGGCGGCTTGACCCTCCAGCTCGTCGCTGAAGAGTCCCTCCGCACCCTCGTCCCCGAACTCGTTCCCCTGACGGAAATCGCCGTCACCGACTTCGGTAACTACGTCGCCGAGCGCGGCACCACGGTTCACACCCGTTACGCCGGCTCCTTCACGGCCACCACCTTCAACGCCGCCAACGGCTTCGTCCCCTCGGACGCTGTCTCGACCGACGTCCCGGTGACCATCGCCGACCTCAAGTATGTCGACGTCGCCTTCACCGACTACGAAGCGTCCACCCTCAGCCTGGAACGCCTCCGTCGCCTCTTCTTCGCCCCGATCGCCAACGCCGTCCAGAAGTCCCTGTTCGACGAAGTGCTGTCCAAGGTGACCGCCGCCAACTTCGCCAACGAAGCCTACTCCGGCGCGACCAGCGGTTTCACCCGCATCGCCGTGGCCAACGCCGCCAAGAACCTGACCAAGGCCAACCTGCCTCACATCGGCCGCAAGCTGCTCATCAGCCCGGACGCCATGGGCCAGCTCGTCCAAGACCCGTCTGTCGCCCAGACGTTCTCCTACGGCAACAGCGACGTCATCCAGAACAACTCGATCAGCAAGCAGCTCCACGGCTTCTCCGTCTCCGAGTACAACGGTTTCCCCGTCTCTGGTACGCCCTTCACCGAAGGTCTCAACGGCGTCGCCTCCTGCAAGGAAGGTCTCGTCATCGTGACCCGTGTTCCCGCTACCCCGACCACCGGCGGTGGCGAACAGATGGTTGTTCAGGACCCGGACAGCAAGTTCTCCTTCGCTCTCCGCTACTGGTACAACTGGCAGGCTGGTAAGCACAATATGTCTGCCCTCTGGCTCGTTGGTTCGGCTGTCGGTAACCCGAACGCCCTCCAGCGCATCGCCTTCACGTCGTAATCTTTCGGGGGAGTTTAAAATCCCCCAAAGCGACAATGCGAGACCCTCTCCCCACGCCATGGGGGGAGGGTTTCTTATTTTGACAATGGGCTAAACCCATGTCGGGAATCACGGACGAATGGGCGGTAGACGCCTCGGAAATCCTTTCCGAGATTCCCAAGGCCGTGACCGTCAAGAACGTCCCAGGCGGCACCCCAGTAGCCCTTAACGCCCTGATGACGCAGCCTGCGATCATGCAGGACTTGGAGTCGGGCGGCTTCCTGAACCAGACCTCCTTCGACATGAAGTTCCTCCGCGCCGACGCTCTGGCCAATCCGGGGCTGATTGCGTTCGGGAATGTCGTGGCCTATGGCGGACAGGAGTTCCGCATTATGACCGTGACGGACCGCACCCCGTCGGCCTGGGTGATCGTCAAGGTACAGACCAAGGTACAGTAATGGCCCTCGTCGTAGAGGTCGCCAAGGGCGTCAAGGTGGACTACACCCAGTTCGCCCAGCATCTGGCTATCTACAAGTTGGTCATGCGTAAGTCTTCCGAGGAAATCGTGAAGCAGCAGGCTCGATTGTTCGCGCAGGATATGTGCGACTTCACCCCTCCGTTTTCTGGCAAGGTTCCTACGATCCGCAAGGGCGGGGAGGGGGGCTTCGGCAACAAAGCCAAAAAGAAGGGTCAGGACGCAGTCAGCCGTGACGTCCGCAAGATTTTTGCTCCGCTTGCCCAGGCTCCTGCCGCCGGCGTCGCTGGCTATGGCAATCTGGGAGTCTTCTCGGCATGGGTAAACGAGAAGATCAAACTACCCCCTCCCCATTACCCTGACTTCGTTTTCAAGAATTTCGACCGAGGACGCATCATGGGTCAGGGCGAGTTTGAATATTTCAAGCAGGTCGAATCCAAGAAAGGCACCCCCAAGACCCGGTTCCTCATGGGTACTACCACGGGAGCAATCCAAAGCATCCACGAAAAGCGGCGCGGAAAGCCGTCGTATAAGGTCTATGAGACCTCCAAGACCGAGAAGGTGTATGTCGATAACTGGAAGCCCGTCGAATCCTACATCAAGCGTGTCCAGCAGCGCGTCGGCAAACTAAAGTCTGGCTGGTACTATGCTGGCCTCAAGCTGGGGCGTATGCCTACTTCCGCCTGGATTATGAATCAGGGTGCGTCTACCTCGGTATATGCCCCGCGCCTAGGTGGACCTGACCCTGTGATCAAACTCGGCTCCACCGTCGGCCGCAACTACAGCCAAGGCTACCACTTCATGCGGATGGCCATGAACCACCGGGCGTTCGCCATGCGTGTGGCCGTCCTCAAGCACCTCCAGCACCCGCGCAATCACGGCAAACTGCTGGACGTCATCCGCCGGCTCCAAGGCGGCTTCACCCTTACCAATACACCATAATGCCCACCCCTCCCTTCTTCAGTTTCCGAACCACCATCGAGAACAGGGTGGCCCAGTACCTGACCCCGCTGTTCCCAGGCGTGACGGTCAACAAGGGCGTCACCGACGACCTCCGGGTCATCCCGATCATCATCGTCCACGCCGAGTCGAGCAGCAACATCGACGACCTTGGCTCACAGACCCTTGGCAACTACAAGGCCGTGGTCAAAATCTACGTCTACTCCTCGGCCGACGACGAGACCCTTGAAACGCACCGTGCTAGGGTCGTGGAGGTCATTGGAGCCATGCGCGACGTCGCCGGCATCGCCTCCCTCTGGAACGTGTCCACGGACGGCCAGCTCTACGACCTATGGATCGAGAATGACGAGGAAGGCATGAGCCAGCGTCGCTACGGCAACGCCATCGAGTACACCTTCTGGGGCGTCATGCCCCCCGCCCCTTGACACTTGGCTAAACCCATACGACAATGTCTTCCATTGATTACGGCGTAGCACATTTTTATGGTCTGTATGGCACGGTCACCTATGCGACCCTCCAGTCCGACTCCCTGTCCCAGAGCTTCAAGCTCGACGTCGAAGTTTCCGACGAAGAAGGCCGAGTGATCACCGACCGCCTGGACGAC